GCGGCGGGCTGAGGATCGGCGACGGGCGCCGCGGGCGTGGGGACGATGTCGTTGGGCACGGGTCTCCTACTCGCGATGACGCTCGCGAGAGCGTTGGAGATGGCCGACGTGGAAGGCCGCTTCAGCGGCCTCCCGGTCAGGCTTCGGTGAACAGGACGTAGAGGCCGAACGGGACGGACTGCGCGGGGACCGCGCCGTTCGCCAGCTCGGTCGAGACGTCGACGGAGTTCGCGGTGGCGCTCTCCGTGATCTCGAACGTGATGTCGTTGGTCGAGATGGCGACCGTCTTGAGGCCCATCATCAGGGCGGGGTTGGAGTTCTTCTTGGCGCACTGCGCGAGCATCGCGTCGCGCAGGGTGACGGTCTTGCCGTTGCGGCGGTTGTTGGCGCCGATGATGGTGTGGACGTTCGCGAGCGAGCCGTTGTCGGCCTGCGCGTAGGTAAGCGACGACGAGACGGTGAACAGCACGAGCGCGATGCCGAGCGGGTCGACGTCGTTGGGAGCCTTGACGATGTGGGACGAGTACTCGGTACCGGTGACGACGGCCATGGTATATCAGCCCTTCCCCGGCCTTGCCGCCGGCTTGGTGGTGTCCGCCTCGCCCTTCACGGGCTCGGCCTTGCTCACGGCGACCGACTCGGCCGCCGCAGACTCGAGCGGCGTCTCCGCGACCTCGTCGTGCCCGCGCACCGGGTCGACGCGCTTGGACACGCCGGGCGCCGCGATGCGCGCCCCGCTCACGTTGCAAAAGAACGCCATTCGGATCTCCTCATTCGCTGATGATGTCGCCGCCGCCGTCCTCGATGCGTATCGAGCAGCGGCAGTGACCATGCAGGGGTGGCGGGTTCGCGAACCCGCTCGATGCGCGAACGCGCTTGCCGTCCAGCGCGGCACACCGCGCACACGTTCGCCGGTCGAGCGTGGCGTCCCAGACGAGCCAGAGGTCGCCTCCTCCCGCCTTCGACGCAGCCTTGGCGAGCGCGACACGCTGCGCTTGCCCCGCGGCCCACGCCTCGTACGAGGCGATGCGGTCAATCCGCCATGCGAGCTGCCGGATGGCGTCCGCATACAAGGTTGCCCGCTGCGCGCGCACCGCCTCGACGACATCGCGGCCGAACGTCTTGGCCGCCGCCTTGATGTGGCGCTCGGTAAGCCGCACCGGAGGCGGGACGATGGGAATGGCGATGCGGGTCCGCCGCCATGCAGCGACAGCGGCGGCAGCCGCTTCCTTCCTCGACGCCCTCGCTTGCGTCAGGAGGGCGAGCGCCACGGCGGCTCCGACATCGCGGCGCTTTCGCTGCGCATCTCGCGCGGCCTTCGCCGCGTCGGCGCGCATCTTCGCCGCCGACTGGTCTTCGATGTCGAGCAGCTCGCTTGTGAAGTCGCTCACACCTCAGGCGCAGCCGCCGGCTCCGGCTCGCCCTCGCCGGCCGACTCCTCAGGGTCGTCCTCGGGAGCGTCCTCGGCTTCCGCCATCGGCGCCGACTTGGGCTCCTGCGGTTGCTCGAGGGCGGCCTCAGCGCCATCGTGAGCATCGTCGTCCATCGCCTCGAGCTCGGCCTCCACATCGGATACGCCGAAGTCCGCCGCGACGGCTCGGACTGCCGTTTCGTGCGAGATGAGCGACTCGCCCTTGGCGGCCGAGACGGCGCGCGTCCAGGTGTCGATCTCCGCCGCAGACGGAGAGAAGTAGGCGCCCCACAGCGGCGTGATCTCCGGCGGCACCCACCGGTCCCGCTCCTCCCCCTCGAAGCGCATCATCCGGCCACGAAGGATCGGCGCGATGCGGTTTCCGATGGGCAGGGACATCCGCTCTGCGCCGACGGCGCCGACGATGCGGAGCGACATCGACAGGAGCGGCTCGATGCAGTGGCACCACCAGTGCTCGCGGAGCTCGTCGACCAGCGCGAGCAGCGGCGCGAAGAGCAGCGCAAGCGCCTTGGCGCTCATGTCGCCCTTGCCGACGCTCTCGTTTGCGTCCACGAGCACGACGCTCATGGCCTGTAGGAGGCGGGCACGAATCTCGGCCACGTGCTTCGACGCGACTTCGAACGCCTTGCCGGTCGTCTCGACGAGGCCGAACTGCGCGTCCTTGCTGCGCCACCGCCAGAGGTACTTGCTGCCCCACCGGATGGCGTCGCGGGTGGCTCGGCGCGAGCCGCTGTAGGGATCGCGCTGCACCTTCGCGAGCGCGTTGGCGGGATCCGGCGTGGCGCTGCGACCCGTGGCGGCGGGGCCGTCGTTGTCCTCGTTGCCCGTCACGTATGGCTGCGGGACACCGAGCGTCTCGAGGCCCATGTGGCGTTGCGAGACGCTGAAGTTCAGCGCGTCGAGCTGCGGGTAGAGGCCCGCGAACAGCGAGACGCCGTCGATGCTGTCGCAGCCGTCCTCCGGAAGGTTGCGCACCCAGATGACCGGGCAGAAGCCGAGCTTGTGAGGCGAGGTCGACGCAACCTCCCACTTGATGGACTTGCCGAAGTCGGCGTCGACCGGCTGGTATTCGATGATCTCCGACTCGGTGTAGTCGCGTCGGAAGAAGCGCCGCCGGCACGTCGGGCGCCCATCCTTGTCGGGCTCCTCGGCGTCGTACTGGTAGACCCACGTCATGGCGACGACGGGCTGGTCCGGGTCGTTGTTCTCGAACGTCGGGATGCAGTCCCGCGCGTGGGGGTGCTCGACGGAAATGCGTCCGTTCTTGACGGACAGCACGAGCACCGCCGTTCCCGACGACAAGCCGCGGCGCATCGCGCGCATCACCGCAGGCTTCAACCGGCCGACACGGACGAGATGCGCCACCGCTCGACTGAGCATCTGCGCGTCGTCCTTGCTGATGGCGAGCGACGGCGCGGTTGCGTCCTCGGGCTCGACCTCGGCGACCTTCAGCTCGGGGAACTTGCCCTCGCCGACGGCGAATCGAACCGCCTGGTTCACCGCGCTCCGCGGAAGCGGCTCGATGACGCACGGGGCCCGCTCACGAAGCGGGACCTCGGCGCCCGTGCTCCTTTCCCGCCCCTCGTACCAGTCCGGCTTGTGCTCGTACTGCTTCGACTCGTAGTAGCGCTGCGCCATGTCGAGCGCGCGGTACCGCGAGGAGAGGTGGTGGAACTCGGGAGCGATCAGCGGCATCAGGCAGCGGGCTCCCCCGTGGTGATCGGTTCGTGGTGCGTTCGGTCAGGCTCTGTGGAGGTGCGTGTGAACCGCGTAGCGGACGGCATCGAGCACGTGGTCGTCCTCTTTCACGACCTGATCCGTGAACTCCTCCGGCCTCGTGCTGTGCGTCCGGTAGCGATACGAGCCGACCTCGCTCAAGAAGTATTCGCAGCCACCGAGCACACGGAAGCGCGGGGGCATCGCGTAAAGCTCGGGACCCTCGCCGATGCTCGGCATGGGATGCATCAGTTCGCGCAACGCGGCGATGCCGGGCCGTACCTCGTTCCGCGCAGGGAGCACGGTGTTGCTGCCGCCGCCGCTGAGCGCGTTGGCGAGCTGGCGGAGGTAGCCCTCGGATCCTCCCGCTGGGTCGGCGTACCACACCGACGGCTGCCACTCGCGCTGGAGCTCACGCGCCACACGCCACCAGCCGCCGTCGTCGTAGCCCATG